CAGATGAAGATGGTCGCCTAGTCCCCGTTGTGGATGAAAACAAACCTCTCCAAGAGGTTGTTGTTCCGATGCCTCAGGTTCCTGTAAGTCCAGAGATTTACAACTACTCAAACATAATAGAAAACGACATAAACACAGTCAGCGGCATATCTGAATACGCTCGTGGCGCTATGCCAGAGATAAGGCGTACAGCTACAGAAGCAAGCATTATCGCTGACGCACAGAATGCTCGTGCCGCAGACAAGTTGGCGATTGTAGAAATTGCTATTTCAGCAGTCGCTCGTCGTGTGATCCAACTCATGCAACAGTTCATGACTGGTGAACACATGGCTCGGGTTTCTGGTAAGGGACAAGATCTCTTTATCGAATATTCCCGTGAAGATATCGTGGGAGAATACGATTTCTCCGTTCAAGCAGGCTCAACTCAGCCTATGAACGACACTATTCGGAAACAGCAGGCAATCAGTTTGATGAATGCTGTAGGCCCGCTTGTGGGAACGGTTATCGACCCCCAAGCGCTCGCTGTACACATATTGGAATCTGGATTTGGGATCAAAGATCCAGAGAAATTCCTCGTACAGCAACCTGATCCGCAAACAATGGCGGAAGAAAATCAAGTCCCGCCAGAAGATCCCGCCTTAGCAGGTGGCATGCCTCCAGATCTAGGTGGAGTACCCATGCCAGCCGCACCAGATGGCGCTTTTGCGCCGACTGGCGGAGTCCCACCAGAGCTACTAGCTCAACTACAAGGGCAAATGGGGATGGAACTCCCCGCTTTGTGATGGGACAGAGCTATATTCTTATAGGAGCAACTCATTGAAGACTCCTAGGAGGGGCTAGTGCCCGAAGAAACAGAAGTTATGACGGAATCCACAGACAGCGTGGACACTCTTGAAGCTTCAGAACATATAGAAGTTGATGAAGGACCTGCAGTAGACGAGCAAACGTACACCGTAAAGGTGGACGGCGAGGAAATGCAGATACCCGAAAGTGAACTTTTGAACGGATATCAGCGTCAAGCGGATTACACCCGCAAAACGCAGGAGATATCCGCAGAACGTGAACGCTTGCAACAAGCCGAAGCGATTGTATCCGCCTTAGAATCAAACCCAGAAGAAACATTAAAGGTTTTAGCTAGATCTTTTGATTTGGACACTCCTACTGTTAGCGCAGAGGAACCCGACGAGTGGGAAGAAGAAGACCCCACGGCAAAAAGATTGGCTCATCTAGAGCAGAAAATCGAGAAGCAAGAAGCAGCACAACGTCAACAAGTCATAGAGAACGAGGTCCTAAAGTTGCAAGAGAAGTACGGAGAATTTGATTCTCGGGAACTTCTCAATCATGCGTTGAGGAATAAAATACCTAATCTTGATGCGGCATATGCCCACTGGCAATTTAACGATGTTAAATCGACAGCGGACAAACTGCAAAAAGAGCAGGAGATTACGAATCAGAAACGTGAAGCGGCTGTGGTCACTGCAGGTGGGTCAACCCAATCGGGAACCCAACCAAAGCCTGAAGGTAAGGCTGGCAGTATCAGGGAAGCGTTTGAATTGGCAAAAAAACAATTAAGCACTTAACCTTTTAGGAGAAATAACAAATGGCTGGAAACGCCAACTTCGATGAGATTCTCTCAACGACGTTAAATAACTATATTCCTAAGTTGCAGGATAATATCTTTAGTGCTCGCCCACTTTTCTATGCTTTGACCAACGGTCAAACCATGAGAACAGTGTCTGGTGGCGCAAAGATTGTTGTCCCAATAATTTATGGAACCAACTCAACCGCTGGCTCGTACAGCGGAACAGACACGATTGCGGTAACCGCTCAGACAGGCATTTCGGCTGCTGAGTACGACTGGAAACAGTATGCGGCGACCGTGACCATCAACGGCATGGAAGAAGCCAAAAACAACGGCGAAGCTCAAATTATTGACCTTCTCGAAGGCAAAATCTTCCAAACCCAAGAAACCATCATCGAAAACATGAACACCATGTTTTTCGCTGACGGCACTGGTAACAGCAACAAAGACTGGGAAGGCGTTGACGCTCTAGTTGACAGCCTCGGAACTGTTGGCGGAATCAACTCCGCTGCAGGCCAAGGTAACGACTGGTGGCGTTCAACCGAGACTGCTTCTGGCGGTGTCGCTGCGCTTACCACAGCTATGATGGCTACCTTGTATAACGATGTTTCAGTTGGAAATGACCAACCGACCATCATTATCACTTCACAACAGGGCTATGAGAAATATGAAAGCCTTCTGACATCGAATATCCGTTACACGGATACTGACATGGCAGATGCTGGCTTCCAGAACCTCATGTTCAAGGGTGCGCCAATGACATTTGATGCAGCCATTTCAACGGGCAACGCTGCTGCAGGTGCCCAGCCTCTATACATGCTGAACACCAAATACCTTCAGCTTGTACGTCACTCGGATGTTTGGTTCAAGCCAACGCCATTCGTGCGACCAACAAACCAGGATGCTGTGTTCTCACAGATCCTTTGCTACGGCAACTTGACCTGCTCTAACCGAGCACGACAAGGAAAGCTAACAGGGCTATAAATCAATAGCTCGGCTGGTGGTGGGGTGAGGGTTCGTCCCTCGCCCCACCCAAGAGTTCTGAGGATTCATGGGTAGAGAATTGCAGCTAGGGTACGGAACAAACCGAAGAGTCTACGGTGATCCAGGTGAAGGGTACACACAGCCGACACCCCGTGATGCGTATTTCGGTGGAAAGAATATCACGCAGGTAAATCCTGATATTCCGTTTGAAGAGTCACAACCAATGGGTTGTCTCGCTACCACTAAAGCTGGTGATCCTTGCAAAGCTCGCCCTGCCGAGGGGCAGAGCTTTTGTTCTTTCCATAAGGAGTAGCGGTGGAAATACAAGACATGCGCTCTTACATTCGGAGCATTGTCGAAATTGACAGTAGCGACATCTCCGATGACGTATTGAACCGCTTCCTTGGGGAAGGTTACGATCAGGTCGTATATAGCGAGAAACGGTGGCCTTGGTATGAGGCAAGCGGAACTTTCAACACTGTTGCTTCTACTTCCGATTACACACTGACAGCAGTTGGTGCTGGAATCACTAATGGTTTAAGAGAAGTTCAGTCTTTACGCACAGACGATCACGTACTGACCTTTCTCGGCAGAGATGATGGAGATATCGTTTACCCAATAAATTCTGCTGGTAGTGGAGATGTTTACTACTGGAGTTTTTGGGCAGACCAAATCCGTTTGTATCCCAAACCTTCTTCTGCACAAACAATATATGTAAGAGGATACAAAAACCCTTCTGCGTTCGGGGCAGGGACTCTTGATGGGACATCACCTAGCGATTTCCCAGAACCTTTCCATATTGTTATAGCTACTTACGGCATTAGCCGAGCTTATGAACAACAAGAAGATCTTGATATGGCTGCTTCTTACATGAACAGCTTTATGAGAGAGCTAGATAATTTACGGGCACGTCATTTGGATGTGCCTGCACCTCAACCACTTATCTTGAATAACCGAAATGCGTCCCGCTGGCGTTCTCAGAGCATCATGCCCGACCGTTTGCGGTATAGCTGGGAGTAGTTGATGTCAAAGCGTGCTGGTTTCAAACTCGAAATGCTGGAAGATTTCAGCGGCGGGTTGAACCTGCGTTCAGACCAGTTCAATCTGGCTCCGAACGAAAGTCCAGATATGTTGAATGTTGATGTTGACCCTCGTGGTGGCATCAAGATGCGTCTTGGCGTGGTTAAAAGAAATCAGACTGCTTTAGCTTCTTCTGTTACGGGTTTGGGGCAGTTCACTCCTGATGGGGGAACTGCCCGAGTTATTTGTTCTTACGGTACAGTTCTAGCTCAGTCTGCCTCTGGAGCTTCAGGTGATTTTGCGACAATGAATGGGGTGTCCGTCACAGATGGCAACCGCATGTACGGGCAAACTACGAACTCAAAGTTTTATGGAGTGTCAGGTGATGCAGCGTCATTTGTTTATGACGGAACTACGGCTTCTAACCTTGCATCAAATATTAACGGGTCTGCTGGTAATTACCCAATAGCGAAATACACCTGTCACTGGAATAATCATGCATGGGTTGCTCACACCAAAGAAGGTGGAACTGCTCACGCTAACCGTATTCGTTGGTCGAAGATTGATGACCCAGAAACATGGCGAGAGTTTGACTATATCGATGTCAACGTAGGAGAACGAGGCGATGAAATGTCTGCTCTCGTTCCTTATGCTGACCGTTTACTAGTATTCAAAACAAATAGCGTGCATGCATTATTTGGCAGTAGTACTGAGTCGTTTCAAATGGTGCCGTTAAGCCAAGATGTTGGTTCTGTATCGATGTCATCTCCTGTGTCTACCCCGTATGGAGTGTTCTTCTGGTATGACCGCCAAGGTGTTTGGGTATACAACGGTGAAAGATTTGTGTGGGTGTTTGAGAAATTACAGCCAGCCATTGATGATGGCAGGTTGCAATTTAATAATCCCCCACAGCTTGCTTGGTTTAAGAACCGTCTTTATGTCTCAGTGGATTGGTCTGAAACGTCTGAGCTTTTAACCACTCGTCGTGTGCTCGTCTATGACCCGACTCTTGGTTCTGGTGGAGCTTGGACAATGACTGATATTGATGCAAATGTTTTGTTGACGTTTGCTCCACCAAACGATCAACAAACTCTTCTTGGGGGTTGTTTAACAAACACTGGTCGAGTTGTTGAGATGGAACAAGAACGCCAAAGCGATTTTTATGGGACTTCGACTTCCCATATTGTGAGTTCGTACACGACTTCGTGGATGGTGGGGAAAAACCCTATCGTTCGTAAACGTTGGGGTAAGCCCCGTATTGTCACGTCGTCTGATTCGACTGTTGCTTTAACTGCGAAACTGTATACCGATTACGATACTGCGGATTTCAAGAAATCTATGCCGTTTGGTGTTCAAACAAGTGGTGAGGTTGCGTCAACTTGGGCTTCAGGACAAGGACCCACTGGTGGGACGGGTGTTTGGGATACAGGTGTGTGGGCTGGTGAACCGAATACGACGATCACTCAGATTGAACGTTTGCCTACACTTGGGACAGCGAAGGCTATACAAATGAAGGTCGAAGGTCCTGTCAATGATGAGGCTTGGGAAGTGAATGCTATGGCGTTTACTTATTTACATAGGAGATTGCGTTAATGGCAACTTTTACTGCGCCGAACACGGCTGTAGCGGGTAACGCCATCGTTGCCAGTGAACACAACACCAACTGGACGTATCTAAAGAACTGGTTAGAGGGTGTTCCTGGTCAGACAGCTACTTATCCTGGGGTTATACAGGGTAATGGTGGTTCCATTGATGGAACTTTAGGAGTTACTGGGGTTGTAACTACGGGGGGCTACTCCTCTACTGCGACTTTGACTAACACAGGAACTGTTTCTCTTGGAGCAACAGATCACCTGTATCTGAACAGCACTCAACATAGCGTTATTGGTTTGAGCACTGGTACTGATATCAACGCTGAAACTGCTGGAAGTTTCTTAAAAGATCTTGCTTATCGAGCGAACTTCTTAAGCACGTCAGCGCCAGGTGGCGTTGCTGGTCCTGGCAATAACGTCCACTGGCTTTCTAGGGGAATAGACGTAGCTGCTCCTGCGGCTGATGCTGGCAACTATTTGACTGAAGCTCATCGTTATTCGGTGTACTCTCGTCGTGCTGGCGAAGGCTGGCCAACTGTAGGCGCTCCAGAAGAAGGCCGACCAGAATCCGAATATCGTTTAGTTATTAACGGTTCAATGGCGATTCGTG